TTCATCACTTGATAATGTTCCTATTTTTATATTAAATTCTTTTTCTATAATAGGTTTTGCTTTTTTAACTAAAGATAAAAAATCATTTTCATCATATTTCACTTTTTATTCTCTCCTTTTTTATTTTTAAATAAATTATAAATAGATTTAGTATTTTCTTAAAATATTGTTTATTAATTATTTAATTTCATAATGATTTATTTTTATTTTCATCTTTAAATATTTCTTCTTTATTTACCAATTCATATTTTTTAAATAAACTATTTTTAATATTTTTAAAAAATATTTTTATAATATTTTTATCTTTTTTTTCTTTTATTTTAATATTTTTACCTATATCTGATAAACAAGTCATAATACATTTTTCATAATTTTTTTCTTCAGTTAAAGCATTACAAATAGCATAAGTAGAACAAAATAATTTTATTCTACTTATAACTAAATTTTTATATCCCGATCCTAAATTTTCAAGTTCTTTAATTAATTCTAAATGATCGTTATTTAAATAATCATGCATTAAATTTTTTAATTTATCAAAATTATCTATTTCATATTTATTTTCTTCATTTAAAATAAATTCTTCTTCTAATAAAAATCTAGTTTGCATTATTATTCACCTTTAAAATAAAATTTAATATTATTGATTTTTATTAAATATAATTAATTATTTCTTTCTTTTAATTCTTTTTCTATAGCTTTTCTAAATTTTTCTTTATGTTCATCTAAATGTTTCATTATTTTATTATATTTTTTAATGTTTTTCCATAAATATTTAAAATAATAACATTTATTATCTTCTTCATAATCTCTCTTAGTTCTTCTCATTATACCTCTTAATCTAGAACCGCCCATAATAATTAAAGGTTTTTCTACCATTATTTTAGAATCTAAATAAAATATATCACACCCTTCAATTACTATTAATTCTTTATTATATTTAGGATTATTTTTAGTTTCTTCCATAAACCATTTAAAAAAATCCATAAATATTGGTTTTATATAATTATCATCATTTATAAATTGTTCTCCTCTATTATATGGTATATCTGGATGACTATCTATATAATCCATAAATATATTAATTCTAAATACACTACCAAATTCATTATACATATTTCTAAATTGTGATTCTTTTTTTTCCCATTTAAATTTAGGATATACAGCTCTTATTAATAATATATCTGTAGGTGCTAGTATAGCTTTATTTTCTTTAGCCATTTTCATAGCTAAAGTACTTTTGCCATCACCTGAAGAACCAGTAATATATAATGGATTTCCAGGTTTCCAATCATATAAGTTTATTTTAAGATCTTTTTGAGAGAATATAATATTTTCTTCTAAAGATCTGTATTCATTTTCTAATAAAAATCTAGTTTGCATTATTATAAACCAACTTTCTAATAAAATTTTTAAATATATATTATTTATATGACAATGGTAAATTTTATTTAATACTATTGTTAATGACAGTAAATCTTTAATGCTGTCATTTACGCAGTGTTTACACCTGTTAATAATTAAGGTGATTAGCTGCTTATTTTGGAGGTAAAAATTATGGAAACCAGCAAAATCTACAACAATGATTATGAAAAAGTAGTGAAAAACACTACAACGGAAAACAATGTTACTAGCAGTTTCTCAACCAATACAGCATCTTTTTCTAAAGAAGATTTTCTTGAAGGTTTCATTCAAGAACTTGCAAATTTCATTTTATATGAACTTACATTTAGACAAATCCTAAAAGATCTTACTACTAGAGAAGAAAGAGTTAAGTATCTCAATGAAAGAAAAAACAAACTTTTTGAATGTTCTATATCAGTCAGTAAGAATACTGACTTTTATAATAATTACATTAAACATTTACTAAATTTTATCAAATACAATACAGCTAGAAAAAATCTTGCTGCTTGTGAAAATCCATATCTTAATGCAGATTTATCTTATTTAATTACTTCTTCTAGCTACTTGACTAACGCTGAGTATGTAATGAAAAAATTTAATATTATTAATATTTACTGTAACAGTTATGGAACCGTTACAGTAAAATTCTCTTTTAATCTTTCAAGAGGAATTATGTTAATATTAAATTCTTTAGATATATTTGTTTGCGATAGGGATTGTTATTTTAAAAACAGTCCTATCACATTAAAAGAGTTAAAAAGATATAAACTTGAATGTATTATTGACAAATTAAAGAAAGAAGGGATAAAAAAATAATTTGCATATTATAATATGTAAATAGTAATGGATGTGATAAAGAAAGGGATTATAAAAATCCCTTTCTTTTTTTATCTTTCTTTTTATAAAAAATAAATATAAATGTATATTATTATTTTAGTATACTATAAAAAAAAATATTATTTGGAGGAATTTATTATGAAAAAAATCGTAATTGTTGAAAAGAAGGATGACACTGGAAGAGTGTACATTCAGCATTCTGACAAAGAGACAAACATAAGACATAAAAATGGATGGTGGAATGTTTTTTGTCTTATAGACAAAAAACATCAAAATCAAAAAAATTATGAAAATAATTCCCTATATCTAGCAATTATTAAAAGAGAAACTACTGATAAAAATAATAATAAATTATGGACAGCTAGATTGTTATTTGGTTTCAACGATTTTGATATTGATGATATAATAAAATATCATCTTGAAAAAATGAAATCGTTAAAAGAAAATACAGGTATCAAATCAGCTCACTTATTATTTGCGGAAGAATTTAAAAGAAAAATAACAGATAATATTATATTTTTATCTTTATTAAAATTACTTAAAAAATGGGAATTTAAAGCCCATGAAGATTTTAATAAAAGAAAAATGTACTTCGGAGCGTATAAGGATTATGAAGATTTTGAAGAGTATAAAACGTGTTTATCTGACATCGACTATTCTTTTGTGTCATTTGATTATAATATTAATATGGATAATAATAACTTTACATTAATAACGATAGAATCGTTAATAAAGAGATTATTTTCAAATCCAGAAATTACAGATACTAAATTTATTGGAATTATGATTTATCGATATATAGTCTTGACATTAAATGACTATATAGAAAATAATTTCAAAAAATCTAATACGTTTGAAAATATTAAAAAGTACATTATAGAAGAATTTATATCTAATGAAACAGTTTTTGAAAATGAAATAAATAATTTTTTATTAAATAATAATGATAATGATAACACTAATGAAAAAATTTATGAATTCAAGAAAAATTCAAATAATAACCCTTTTAAATTCATTGAGCTTATTTCAGAATATACTGGAAATATTTTAAAAACAAAATTAAAAACATACGATTTAAATGATAAAGGAATTATTGAAATTTTTAAAACATCAATAAATGAAGTTGAAATTAAAAATAATGAACAGGCTTTATTTAAAAATATGGAATATTTTGATTTTAATAAAACGGTGAGCATCTTATCGATAAAACCATTTATAAATAATAAAGACTCAGTAATAATTGATACAACACAATATCGGAGAAATTTTGATGATAAAAAATATATAAAAATTAATGGAGCTAAAATAAAGAATATATTTACAGAAGGAATACCAACAGATATCAAAAAAATTCGTTTTAAAGGAACTATTCTAGATATAAAAGAATCAATATTCTATATAAAATTTAATAATGAAACTATTTTTGTTTTTGACAAAAATAATTATACAAAAGAATTGGAAGTAGTAGTTAAAAAGAATAAAATAAAAAATATAGAATTCATTTAAAAATAAATCCCCATTTAATATGGGGATTTTTTTTTTTATTTATATCTATTTAACCATTTATATTTATAAGTATAAAATCTAAGAATCTCTTTTCTTTTAGATTTAGAAAAACTTATTTCTAAATCTTCATAATCATTGTTATCTATATCATAAATTAAAATTTTACCAATACATTTCATTTTAACAGGTTGCCGTATCCATATTTCATGTGTAATATCTACATCATAAACTTCTTTTTTAGTAGGTCTATAAATATTCAATTCTTCAGGATTATATGGTTGATGTACATATAACTCAAAGTTATAAATAGATCTACATATAGATCTAATACAACCTTGAATATTATCACTAAAACATATTCTAGCTTCTGGACTTTCAATTCCAGCTCTACTACTAGCTCCATCAAATCTTTTTGGATAAAATATTTCATTATTATGATTTTTATCACTACAGTGATATAATTGTATATTTGAATTATCTTCTAATAAAAACATATTATCACATCTATTCTATTTTATCTTTAAATATAAATTGATTTTTTTAATTTATAAATTTTTACTTTTTTGTATATTTTCAATTTCTTTTATTTTTTTATATCCTTTTTTATTACTATAATAAATTAAATAATCTAAAAATTTTATTTTTTTATTATTTTTTTTAGTCATTTCATCATAAAAACTTTGATTAAATTTATTTCCTTCAATAAAAAATAAAAAATATTTAAAATCATTATATGATAATTCATTTACTTTATCTGGTTCTACATTAAAATCTAAAGTAAATTCATTTAATTCTTTATGATGACCTCTTCCTAAATATTTACTAGGAATTTCTTTTTCATAAATGTATATTTTAGATTTCATTAATAATTTAATTATTTTTTCTTTACTTTCAATATCTACATAAACTTTATAATTAATTAAATCTAAAAAATTTTTTTTAAATTTATTATTTTTTAATAATTTTAATATAGCAAACATTATACAAATATTTTTGTCCGTAGCCCAAAATGAAGAATTTCTAGTTTTAGAAAATCTAGTACCATAATTAATATGAGAACATTCTATTTTTTCTAATTTATATGGACTACCATGATATATAGTAACTATTTTAGGAAGAAATGGTCTAGAAATTCTAGTTTCTAAATCTTCTTTTAAAAATTCATTTTCTAAAAAGAATCTAGTTTGCATATATTTCACCTCTTTTTTAAATTAAAAATAAATCTCATATTTAATATATGAGATTTATTTATATTTTTTTATCATTTCTAATAATTCATCATATTTTTTTATCATATACTATTATATAATGTAGTCCTAATTCTTTTTCACTATTTCTTACTACTTCTTCTTTGAGATTTTGAATTTCTATGTCCCTCTTTTGATAATGATTATTAGTACCTTTAACTTCGCCAATAATATTATAATTTACTTTCCGTAGTTAAAATATTTTTTTAAATGTATATTATTATAATGATGTAAATAGGAATAGCTAGGATGTGATGACGACATCCAATAAGGCATTTTATATGTTCCGAAAGCAGGTAAGAAACTTTTGAACTAAAACTATACATAAAAGTTCAAGAGTAGTAACAATTAGAAAAGAAGGAGCGATTTTAAATGGTAGAGAAAAGAGAAATAGTGATTATCTCAGAAGAGCCTTTAGTGGTTCTGAAATGCGAAGATTCTCAAAACAACAACACTGAGAGGTTAATATGGAGAAAGGATTTTCTCAATATGAAAGTGGGTGATAAAATTACATGTGGTTATATCCCTGGATATAATTACCGTATTGACAATGAGGAAGAGTTAGAATGTCTCTATATTTCTGATGAAATAGAGGATTCTAAAGAAATTTATTGCGTAAAACGATCAATAGATCATTGTTATATCGGGAACGGGTTCGAAAAGGATGATGATAGAATTGATGTAGAGTTTTTCTGCATTATAGTACACAAATAAAAATTTTTCTCAAAAGAAGGGTGGTGACAGCACCTTTCTTTTTTTTTTATTTATATTCATTTATAGCTTCCATTAATTCATCATATTTTTTATCAAATACCATTACGTAATGTAGTCCTAATTCTTTTTCACTATTTCTTACTACTTCTTCTTTGAGATTTTGAATTTCTATGTCCCTCTTTTGATAATGATTATTAGTACCTTTAACTTCACCAATAATATTATAACAACTTAAGAAAAAGTCTGGCATATAGAAATGATTCTTGCCTTCAAATTCATATTGAAAAATTTGTGGAGCAGGAAAAAATACTTCTTTACTAGGAAGATTTAATATAGTATCTAAAAATTCTAAACAATCTTTTTCATAACTACCTGTATAAGTAAATTTTGTACCATCACTCCATGTATAAGTACCTGATATTTTTCTATTAGCTAACATTCTTTTTTGCATATTAACATCATCTAATAAAGTAACTTTTCCATACTTATTTATCATTCTTTTTTTAAATTCATTTCTATAAGCTGTTTTACATTTATCACTACAGAATCTATTATATTTTTCTGTTTTTTCATTAAATTCAGTAGGATTTTTTCTACATTGAACACATAATCCTTTATGAGTAGTATTTTTGTTCCTATAATCGAAATAATAATGAGCAGGAGTTAATCCTTCTAATTGTTCTTTATGATTTTTTTCCATATGTTCATATAAAGCTGGTTTACTAACATAAGCTTTACTACAAAAAATACATTTATATGATTTATTATTCATATTTATACTCCTTTATCTAAGTTATAAGATTTTGTTTTTTATTATTAATAAAATGTAGTTATTAAAAAGAATAAATGTATATTATTATAATGAGAAGAGTTTTCCGTATAGCTCCTCACTATATTTTAAAAACGGATACATAATACTTAGGGGGTATTATTATGTCAAATGTTTTTGACAAAAATTCAGTGGGAACTCCATTAACAGCATTACTTAATTATATCAGGAGGAACGGCAAACATGGAGCATATTTTCTTCATGTTAGTGGAACAGCATTAGTTGTAGTTGAGATTAACAACTCAACTAAAGCATTTTACTGTCAGCAAAGTTCCACAGCAGGTCATATCGATAGTGAAATTTGTATTTCTTCAAAGGATCTTTCAGTTCTTTTATCTGAATGTTCTGAGAGTCCTAAAACGTTGCTTTATCAGATTTTCGAGCCTGACAATACTAATGGGCTTGAAAAAAACGGAATCTCCATTGAAAGAATAGGTGAATTCTTAGCAGCTTATAAGAAGTAATCTGTTCTTTCAGAAAAAGAGGACTGTCGTGAGATAGGCTTCTTTTTTTTATTTTTTAAATGTAATTTTTAACACAATTATAATTATTTTTTTTTTAAAGGAGTTACTGAAAATGAAAACTATAATGAAAAAAATTATTAATTGTATTGAAGAAAATTTAATAGATGAAAATGGACATGTATATATAAATGACAATGTAAATGTAATTAATATTGATCCTTATAAAGATTATTATGATAAAATAAAGTCTATAACAATAGGACGTAACGTTCAAGTTATTCAAGATTATTCATTTTATAAATTTAAAAATCTTGAAACAGTAGAATTTTTATGTGAAGATCTGATGTATATTGGAACTTGCTGCTTTTGTAAATGTTCTTCTTTAAAAAATATTGATCTTTCAAAATCTTTTGTAGCATCAGATATAAATAATAGTTGTTTTAAAGATTGTATAAATCTTGAAAAAGTAATATTAAATAAAAATATTAGAAATATTTATTATAGTGCATTTAGTGGTTGTATTTCTTTAAAAGAAATAAATTTAGAAGATACTAAACTTGAATATATTGGTGATGAAGCTTTTTTAAATTGTAATAATTTAAATAAAATTATATTACCTTCTACTGTTGAAGCTTTAGGTAATAATGTATTCACTGGATGTAATAATATAGAAATTGAAATGAATTTATCTAATGTAGAATTTAAAAGTGATTGTTTTGATAAAAGAGTTATTATTAAATTAAAAGATTAATTAAAAGTGATAATCCTATTATATAATAGGATTATCACTTTTAAAATTTATTATAAAAAATTAAAAAAAAATATAAATATATATTATTTTATTGATAAAGTGAGTTCTGAGTGACTATTGTCTTCAAAAATTATAACTCACTGGAGGTTAAAATGAAAGACGAAAAATACAATTCTAATGTAGACATTGAATGTTATAAGAATTTGGCTAATGCCGTGATAATACAGGCGGCAGAAGACTTAAGGATTAAGTTAAAGAAAGGAGAAAGTATTAAAGAATTTTTCAAATTCTTTAATAGCGAATATTTTGCCGTTCTTACTAATGTGGACGGCAAAACATTGCTTAAAAGGATTTTGAAAGAATATAATAAATCCTGATCTTGATACATAACTTTATCTAATTATAAGAATAGCTTGTATTATTACAAGCTATTCTTTTTTTTTTATAATTTTTAAATATATATTATTTAAATGCAAAAATAAAGAGTTATTTTTGTCTACTTTAAATTAGAATTAGGAGTATGATACTATGAAAACAAATCTTTTACCTCATAATCAGAAAACTTTTGAAGAAATTCTTGAATTTATTTCAAGAAAAGAAAATTGTTGTGTTACTAATGATTGTGGCACTGGTAAGTCATTTATAATGGCTGCTTTATTAGAAAAATTTAATAATAATTCATTTTTAATTATTACTAGACAATCTAATGCAAAAAATTATTTTGAAAATATTTCAGAATTTTTTAAATCTAAAAATGTAACTATTATTACATATACTAAGCTTTGTTATGATTTTAAGAAAGGGAACATAGAAAATTATAATAAAGATTTTTATTTATTTGATGAAGCACATTATATGGGAGCAAATTTATTTTCAATAAGCATTAATAATTTAATTGATAAATTTAAACCTATTTATATAGGTTTCACTGCTACTCCTCAAAGATATGAGGATCAATTTACTAATGAAAATATAATAACTAAATTTTTCCAAAATCATTCAGTTGGTAATATAACTTCTAAAGAATTAATGGATAAAGGATTAATGGTACAACCAGAATATTATTTATCCATTTGGGATTATGAAAATGAAGCAAGCAATTTAATTAATGAAATAAAATTATATAATGATTTAGATGAAAATAAAAAATTAGAATTAATAACTAAAATTAATAAATTAGTTGATGTCTGGAATAATAATGATACACCTGAAAAAGTATTGAAAAAACTTTTACCTAAATATTTAAAGAAAAATAAGACTAATAGAATTCTTATATATGTAGAAAGTAATGAAGATCTTAAAATAAAACAAGAATTATTTAATAAATTTTTTGAAATAAATTTTTCAAATGAAAAAATAAAAAGTTATCAATATACTAGTAAAAATATAAATTGTGAAAATGATTTAGAAGATTTTATTAAAGATGATGATAACTATATTAAAATACTTTACAATATAAATAAAGTTACAGAAACTATTCATTTTGAAAATTTGAATATTGTAATAATGCTTAGAAGATCTAATTCTTTAAGATTAATCACTCAACAATTTGGTAGATTAAACTCGCTTAAAAATAAAGAAAAAACTTTAATTATAGATATGGTAGATAATTTAAATAATTTAATCAAAATAAAAAATAAAAAAATAAATAGTAAATATTCTTCTATATTAGATTTAGAAACAAAAAAAGATAAAGAAAATAATTACAAAATTAGAATTAATGAATCATCATTAAATAATTTAAGAAATTATTTAGGAATATTTGATATTACAAGTAATTTTATAAAATTTTATGAATATAAAAATGTAATAGGAAATATTAAAAATTTAGCTTTTGTTTTTTGTAGAGATGAAAAAGAATTAAAAGAATTAATTTCTAAAGGAATAGGAATAGAAGAAGCTATGGATTTAACTAAAATGGTTCCAATAAAATATTCTTGGATTGATCCTAAATTTAATATAGATTTTGAAATATCTGAAAAAGCAATTAAACTATGTAATTCTAAAATATCAGTTTATAATAATTTCATAATAAAAAGAAATATTACAGATGAAGATCTTAAAAGTATTCTTTATTTACAATATTGTAAAGGAATACATAAAAGTATAAATAATTTAAAATTATTAAATATTACTTCTTGGGAACTAATGCAAAGAACATATTTAATATACATGAGACATTTATATATAAAAGAAATATTATTTACTAATATTGATAATGTTGATGGAATTTATACAATAAATAATTATATAGATAATAAATTTTTAAGAAAAGATTTAATAGAATTATGTAATACATTAACACCAAAAGAACAAAAAGTAATTGAATTATATTTTGGATTTGATGATAAATCTTTTTATAATGATTCACATTCTTTATATGAAGTTGGAGTAATTCTTAATAGATCTCCTGAAAGAATAAGACAAATATTGGCAAAAGCTCTTAGAAAATCTCGTCATCCATCAAGATCTGAAAAAATAAAAGGTTTTTTAGAATCGATTTAATAATTTAATAATAAGTTAACCTATGAATTCATAGGTTAACTTTTTTTTATTAAAAAAATTAATTATAAATATAAATATATATTTTTTATATGATTATATTTTTATATTTTAAATATAATCATATATTTTAATTTATTTTGGAGGTTTTACTATGGAAAACTCAGTAAAAAATTTAATGAATGAAGATTTTGTAATCAGTAATAATGTACTTATTAAGTACAACGGAGAAGATGAAATTGTCGAAATTCCTAAAGGAATAAGAGAAATTGCGGAGAAAGCTTTTTCAAATAATGAAACAATTATAGAAACTGTAATATGTAATGAAGAGCTAGAAATAATTCATAACAAAGCTTTCATGAATTCAAAAATAAGAAGTATTTCATTAAATGATGGATTAAAATCCATTGGAGAAAGAGCCTTTTATAATTGTGAATTTTTAAAATCTATAAATATTCCTGAAAATATTTCAATAATACATGAATCAACTTTTTATAATTGTTCAAGTCTTTCACAAATTTCATTACCTAAAGTTGTAGAAATTTCTGATTATGCTTTTGCATTTTGTGATAATCTTTATGAAATTATATTTAGTAAAGAAATTTCATCTATTTTTAAATTTGCTTTTTATGGTTGTAAAAACCTTTCAAGATTGATAAATTTTTCAGAAAGTTCATTAAATCTTATTGATGAATCAGCATTTGAAGGATGTGAAAATCTTTATGAAGTTATATTTCCTGAAACAATAAAAGTTATTGAAAAGAGAGCTTTCGCTAGATGTTTATATTTATATATGATTGAATTTAAAAAAGGTTTAGAAAGAATATGTACAAAAGCTTTTTCAGAATGTTTTAATTTGAATAATATAATATTTAAAGGAAATATTGAGCATATAGAATATGAAGCATTTGAAAAATGTTTTAAATTGGAATATTTAGATCTTTTTAATATTAATTATATTGAAGATTGTGTATTTTCAGAATGTATTAATCTAAAAGAAGTTAATTTAAATGAAAAAATTTTAAATAGTTTTGCTAAAAAAGTTATAAGACCATTTACTGATTGTAATAGTCTTAAAAAGATTATAGTAAATATTGAAAATTAAAATTAATAAAATTAAAGTATGATAAATTTAAATTTATCATACTTTAATTATTTAAGGAGATATTTATATGGATATATATAAATTTAAATTAGAAAAAGAAATTAAAATTAAAAGTGAAGATATAAAAAGTATTTTATATTTCTTTTTTGATGAATCAATATTATCATTTTATAAAAAAAAAATAATAATTTTAATTTTAAATGGTATAAAGAATTTAGATTGAAATATATTGGTGATATTTATGATTCTTTATTTAATAATAATGAAATAATTATTATAACTAAAGATAATAAAGAATATAATTTAACTTTAGATAAATTAATGATTGGAATTAAAAAATTTTTTGAAAAAGAAGAAATTGATATATCAACAGAAAGTGGTTCATTTATAGATGATGTAGTAATAGATGAGTTTTCAGCAAATTATATTATACAATTATCTATATTTAGAGAAATAAAATATTATTTTAGTGATAGGAGTAATTAATATGGAAAATCAGATTATGGAAACTAAAGAGAATGTTGAAAAAGTAAATAATGTAAATTCATTTTCATTAAATTTTAAATTTAAAATAACTGATAAAGATTTGGTAAATATTTTAGATATAGCTTTTTATGATGGAATAACTTATTGGGCTAAAATTGGTACAAGTATTAATGAAAAACCAGTTTCAGAAAGAATAGTTTATGATAATGAAAAAGTAATTATTATTGATACTGAAGAAGAAGATGAATTTGAATTAGATAAAACTCTTTTAATTAAAGGAATTAAAAGAGCAATAAAAAATGGACATGGTTTTGGAAACTATTCACTTGAAGGAAAATGGGTAGATATTATAAATAAGACATTAGATGTTTCTCAAATAGATTCTTTAGCAGCAGATGTTATAATACAATATGCATTATTTAAAGAAGTGATTTATGGATAATATAAAGGAAGATTAAAAATGAAATTTTATAAAATAGTTAAAATAACTCAATCTGGTATTTATAATCATAAAAATGAAACTATAGGTTATTATGAAAGTTTAAATGATTCAATTAATTTTATAAAAATGGAAGTAATAAAATTATTTAATAAAAAAATAAATGATGAAAATTATGAAATAAAAAATGAAATAAATAACTATTATATTGAAGAAAATAGAGAAAATAATTTATGTTATAAAAATATAACAACTTATAAATATAAATATCCAGATGATTATGAAAAAATTATTACATTTTTAATTACTGAAGAAAAACTAGAAGAAAGAAAGGAATAAAATAATATGAAAAGATTAGGATTATTTACTGGAAAAACTTATGATGATAATATAGATACTTCTACTATTAAAGAATGTTGTTATATGATTCCAAAAGATAAAGAAAATGATAAAGAATATTTACAAAAATATTTTATGAAAGAAACACAAAAATGTAAAACTTGTTGGTATCCTTGTGAAGAAAAACAAAAAATAATGAATATTTTACTTGAAGGGGGTATTCAAAATTATTAATGAAAACTTATAATTTTTATAAACCTAAAAATGAAGAAATTGATGTTAATTTAGTACAATATTTATTAAATAAAGTAAAAGTTAATAGATATGATTTTAAATTAATATTTTCTTATGAAACTTTTGAAGAATTAGGACCTGAAAAATTATTAAATTATTATAATTCTGAAATTTATGGAAAAGATAATGAAGATGAATTTATATTTCTAGGAAAAAATACTTTAATTGAAAGTATTGATAATGATAATATGATTTATGATGTTAATATTTATACTGAATATGGTTGGACTAATGTAACTAATTTTGAGTAATTAAAAATTCGGATATAATCCTTATTAAAAATGGATTATATCCGAATTTATAAATCTTATAATTTTATTTTTTTAATAATTTTTTCTTTAATTTTCATATTTTTTTAACAAAAATTAAAATCCAAACAATTAACTATTTGTAAATTTATAAGAAAGGTTTGATAAATATGGAAAGTTTTAAAAAAATAAATGAAATTGATGCCAAATGTCTTGGTAAAATAATTAAAAAAGATGGAACTATTCAATCATTAGATTTAAATAAAATAATTAGTGCTGTAAATAAATCTGCTGAACGTGTAATGATTAAATTTACTAATGAAGAAGAAAATAAAATTAAAGATCTTTCCTTAAAGTATATAACTGATTATTATAATGAAAATAAAACTTACTCAATACCTATTGAAAAAATTCATATTATTGTAGAAATTGTATTAAGTGAAATTAATAAAAATGTATGTAAAAGTTATAAAGAATACAGAAACTATAAAACAGAATTTGTTAAAATACTTGATAAAGTATATAGTAAGAGTGAAGAACTTAAATATTTAGCAGATAAAAGTAATGGTAATACAGATAGTACATTAGTATCTACTAAAAGAAGTATAACTTATAAATATTTAAATAAAGAATTATATCAAAAATTTAATTTAAATGATAAAGAAAGAGAAGCTATTCAAGATGGTTATATTTATATACATGATATAGGAGATCGTAGAGATACTATAAATTGTTGTATTTTTGATATGGAATCAGTTCTTACTGGTGGATTTGAAATGAGTAATTTATGGTATAATCAACCAACTAGTTTAGAAAGTGCTTTTGATGTAATATCTGATGTAGTACTTAATGTAGCAAGTCAGCAATACGGTAAAATGTAATAAATTGCCGTAGTAAAACCTACTTAACCTTTTTTCAAGGGTGTAGTAAATATTTTATTATTTACTGCTAACGGTCAACTAAATCGAAAGATTAAGGTGGTAAGAGAGCCTAAGTCCTTAATTTATTAAGGATATGGTAATACCGTGCTATTTTAATTTACTTTCAATTTGTAATTAAAAGAGTGTAGAGGACATCGAAAAGATATTATAGTATTAATGCTTTTACTATAAAAATAACTGAGTAGAGTAAATTATGAGATGAAAACATAATTGAAACAGTAGGAGTGTTTAGCAAACACTAAGATATGTTGCAATCGATATTAAAATGTGTAGAAATACATTATCGCTTGGGTTTTACACTTCCTGAAGTAGATAAATTATTATTACCTTATGCTGAAAAAAGTTTTAATCATTATAAAGATGAGTATACCGATATAGTTAAAAATGAACTTTCACCATCAGATGAAGAAGAATTTGAATTCTATAAAGAAAATTCAAATTTTATAGAAAATTGTAATAAATATGCTTATAAAAAAGTAAGAAGAGATTTTCAACAAGGTTTTCAAGGTTGGGAATATAAATTTAATTCAGTGGCTTCTAGTAGAGGGGATTTTCCATTTATAGCCATGACTATTGGTTTAGGAACTTCTAAATTAGAAAAATTAGCTACTGAAGTTTGTTTAGAAGTTAGAAAAAATGGTCAAGGAAAAAAAGGAAAAGAAAAACCTGTTTTATTCCCTAAAATAATATTTTTATATGATGAAGAACTTCATGGTAAAAGAAAAGTCAATGAAGATTTATTTGAAGATGCTATTGATTGTTCTTCAAAAACAATGTATCCAGATTATTTAAGTCTTACTGGAGAAGATGAAAATAATACTGTATGTCAAATGTATAAAAAATATAAAAAAGTTATATCTCCGATGGGTTAACTCTATAGCTCATCTAAAACTTTGTGAACTCTAACCAGAGGTGTAGTAAATATTTTATTATTTACTGCTAACGGTCAACTAAATCGAAAGATTAAGGTGGTAAGAGAACCTAAATCCTTAATTTATTAAGGATATGGTAATACCGTGCTAAGATTTAATCAATATATAAAATATAAAAAAAGATGGTGGTTTGAATATATTGATTGAATAAAGTGTAGAGACTAACGAAAATTCTAAGATATTCGAGAAATACGATATTATTAGAAAGTAGTGTAGGAATAGAATGTGGTATTCTATATGGTTGCTTATATTATAAGTAGTCACCCAAGTGCAAAGGTATTTAAATATGGTAATAGTATTTAAATATAAGAGATAGTCCGTACTTATAGAAATATAAGAATAATATGTGTAGAGCTTTCTTATCACCTTATTATAAATTAGGTGGTTTTGAACCTCTTGATGAAAATGATGAACCAATATTTGTTGGAAGATTTAATATGGGTGTAATTTCTCTGCATCTCCCAATGATATTAGCTAAATCAAGAGAAGAAAATAAAGATTTTTATGAAGTATTAGATTATTATCTTGAAATGATAAGACATATTCATAAAAAAACTATTGAATATTTAGGTAAAATGAAAGCTAGTACTAATCCAATAGCTTATACCCAAGGCGGTTTTTATGGTGGTTATTTAAAACCTGAAGATGATATAAAACCTTTACTTAAATATGCAACTATTTCTTTTGGAATTACTGCTTTAAATGAACTTCAACAATTATATAATCAGAAATCTATAAGAGAAGATGGAACTTTTGCTTTAGATGTTATGCATTATATAAATGATAAAATAGCTCAATATAAAAAAGAAGATAAAATTTTATATGCTATATATTCTACTCCAGGTGAGTCTTTATGTGGTACACAAGTACAACAATTTAGAAATAAATATGGTATTATAAAAAATGTATCAGATAAACTTTATGTATCAAATAGTTTTCATTGTCATGTAAGTGAAGATATAACTCCTATTGAAAAACAGGATAAAGAATTTAGATTTTGGGATCTTTCAGCAGGTGGAAGAATTCAATATTGTAAGTATCCAATAAGATATAATAAAGAAGCTATTAAAACATTAGTAAGAAGAGCTATGAATATGGGTCTGTATGAAGGAGTTAATTTATCTTTGAATTTTTGCAACCTATGTGGAGAAGAATTTTTAAATGATAAAATATGTCCTAAATGTGGAAGTAATGATATAACTTCTATTGAAAGAATGAATGGATATCTTGCTTATACTAGATTAGGAAAAGATAAAACTTCAACAAGACTTAATAAAGCAAAAATGGAAGAAATAGATGATAGAGTAAGTATGTAATCATTTAATTATTTATATATCCTGAAGATTAATAATCTTCAGGATATATTTATAAGGAGTTATTATGCCTAAAAAGAAATCTAATGAAGAATTCATTAATGAAGTTAAAGAATTAGTTGGTATTGAGTATGAATTTTTAGAAACATATGTAAATACGAAAACTAAATTAAAAGTTAGACATAATATATGTAATAATATTTATTTAATAAAACCTAATGATTTTCAACAAGGTCATCGTTGTCCATATTGTAGTAAAAGATCTTATAAAAAATCTAATGAAGAATTTATCAATGAAGTTAAAAAATTAGTTGATGATGAATATGAATTTTTAGAAGAATATATTAATAATAAAACTAAATTAAAAGTTAGACATAATATATGCAATAAAGAATATTTTGTATCCCCAATTAGATTTTTAAGTGGTGATAGATGTCCATATTGTTTTGGTAATATAAAAAAATCTAATGAAGAATTCATTAATAAAGTTAAAGAATTAGTTGGTAATGAGTATGAATTTTTGGAACCTTATGTAAATTCTAATACTAGAATATTAGTTAGACATAATAAATGTAATAATATTTATAAAATTCTTCCTAAAAATTTTTTATACGGATCAAGATGTTTATTATGTAGTGGTTATAATAAAAAATCTAATGAAGAATTTATTAATGAAGTTAGAGAATTAGTTGGTAATGAGTATGAATTCTTAGAAGTATATATTAATACTAATACAAAATTAAAAGTTAGACATAATATATGTAATAAAGAATATTTTGTAACTCCTAACAATTTTTTACAAGGATATAGATGTCCATATTGTAGTAATAAAACATCTAAGGGAGAAGAAAGGATATCTAAATATTTAGATAAATTAAATATTAAATATAAAAGAGAAGTATCTTTTTCAGATTGTAAAAATAAATTGCCTTTAAAATTTGATTTTCAAATATTTATAAATGATAATTTCTTTTTATTAGAATATGATGGAGAACAACATTTTAGTCCAGTATATTATTTAGAAGATTTTGAAAATATTAAAAAAAGAGATAATATAAAAAATATATACTGTAAAAATAAAAATATTCCTTTATATAGAATATCATATAAATTTTTTAATGATATAGAATTAATATTACAAAATATTTTAAATATTTATATTTTTTAAATAAAATATAAATATAAAACTTATATATTATTAAATTTTTAAGATTAATAACAAAATAATAAAGGAGATTTGAACATGAGAAGTATATTAAATATATTAATTGATAATGATATTTGTGATAAAATTAAAAATTCTTCAAGTGATGTTCTTTGTATATTAAAACATCCTAATCAAAAACCAGAAGAATATATGATTAATAAAGAATTTTTGAATAGTAACTATTTTTATGCATTAAATATTTATAATAATACTTATTTATATTTTAAAAATAAATTTGATAAAAAAGATAAAATTAATATTTTATATAATGGTATTCCTATAAGAGATGATATTTTTATAGTTAAACATAGTGAATATAAACCAACATCTCTTAATAGAGAAGAAGTTATAAATGCTTTAAATTGGTTAGATGATAAATAATTTTTATAAATGCTTAAAAACTATTAATAGTTTTTAAGCATTATTTTATATAAAGGAGGAAATAAAAATTGAATTATATAACTGATGTAACTGAATATGATTTAATTGATCATCCAATTTATGGAGAAGGTACTTATATAATAGATGATAATGTAGATGGTATATCAGATAATTTATTTAAATATAATAAAACAATAGTAACTTTAATAATAACTAAAAATATATTTATAAATGAAGAAACATTTAAAGAATGTAATATTGAAAATATAATTTTTGATATAAATTATTTTAATATGTATGGTCAAAAATTTAATTTTAGTAAAAGTAATAATCTTAAAAAAGTTGTATTTCCTAAAAATATTAGTAATTTTAATTATAATGAAATTTTTTTAGAATGTTTTAAAGACTGTATTAATTTAGAAGAAGTAGAACTTCCAATTAATATAAATCGTATAAATAGTAAAATGTTTGAAAATTGTGAAAGTTTACAATCTATTAAATTAAATAATAATTTAACTGAAATAGGAGAAGAAGCTTTTAAAAATTGTAAGAGTTTATATAATGTTGAATTTGGAAATTATGATTATGAAATTATATTAAATATAAAAAAATCAGCTTTTTTTGGTTGTGAAAGTTTAGAAACTATTACATTACCAATAATAAATCATTCAACATTAAATATTTATGATGAGGTTTTTAAAAATTGTAAAAAATTAAAAATAATAAATAATTTTAGTGAAGAATATATAAGATCTTCAAAATTTTATAGATTGTTTGAAAACTGTGAAAGTTTAGAAACTATTACAATGCCAATAAATATTAATTCTATGGAAAAAACTTTTATAAATTGTAAAAGTTTAAAAAATATTATATTTAAAGGTGGTAATATAAGTTTTGGAATTAATACTTTTAAAGGATGTTCTTCATTAAAAAATTTTACATTTCCCAATATTTCTGATAATTATATTATTACTGGTTTATTTGAAAATTGTATATCTTTGGAAAGTATAACAATACCTAAAAAAGTAAAAATAATATATAAAAATGCTTTTAGAAATTGTTCAAATCTTAAAAATATAATATTTGAAGAAGATTCTTTATTAACTGATTTAAAAAATGAATGTTTCGCTAATTGTGTTTCATTAGAAAGTATAAATCTTCCACCAAATTTAATTAATTGTGAAAAAGATATATTTAAAAATTGTATAAACCTTAAAAATATAAATAATATTCCAAATAATATTGAAAAAATATTAGGTTTTAATGGTTGTAATTCATTAACTAATATAATATTTAACGAAAATACTAAAATATTAGGAGAATATGCTTTTGCTAATTGTAATGGTTTAAAAAATTTAGATTTATCTAATTCTAATATAGAAATTTTAAGTAGTTATTGTTTTGAAAATTGTAAAAATTTAGAAAGTATTATATTACCCCCAACATTATATTTAATTGAAAAAGGTTGTTTTAGAAATTGTGATAATTTAAAAAATATAATATTGTATAATAATATTAATGAAATTAGTGATAACTGTTTTGAAAATTGTGATAATTTAATAAATATTAAAATACCTAATACAATAAAAATTCTAGGTAATAGTGCTTTTGAAAATTGTAAAAAATTAGAAAAGGTAGAATTTAATGAAAATAATGAAAATCCAGTAATAATTAAAAGCAAATGTTTTAAAGATTGTATTAATTTAAAATATTTTATATTTCCAGAAAATTTAAATTTAATAGAAAGTAATGCTTTTGAAAATTGTACTAAATTAGAAAATTTTATATTTCCAGATTCTAATATTGAAATAGAAAGTAATGCTTTTGAAAATTGTACTAAATTAACTAATTTGGATTTTAAAAATATAGAAGTGATAAATCCTTATACATTTTATAATTGTGAAAATTTACAAGAAATAAATTTTTCAAATGTTATAAAAGTATGTAATAATGCTTTTGAAAATTGTACTAAATTAGAAACTATAAATTTTTCAAATAATATAGAAACTATTGAAAATTATTCTTTTAATGGTTGTATTAATTTAATAAACATTAATATTCCAAATAAATATATTGATATAGGAGATAATGTTTTTGATTTCACATTTAATTTGGATGAAGAATATGATATAATATTAAATAGTAATGATATAGAATTAAAATTAGAAAAAAATGAAAATGGTTATTTTGATTCAAGAAATCGTTATATTGAAGATTTTAAATATTCTAATAAGAAAGGTTTTGAAACTTTAGAAATAGAAGGAAATTATAATTTAACAATAGGAAAAGGAAGTTTTGAAAATTGTAATGATATAAAAACTATTATAATTAAAACTAATTCAATTAATATTAAAGAAAAAGCATTTTTTAACTGTAAAAATCTTGAAAGAGTTATAATAACATATAACAATGAATATTCTTATTCTTATGGATTGAATTTAATTATAGATGATGAAGCTTTTGCTTTTTGTAATAATTTAAAATCTATAGATTTTCCAGATATAATATATAATGGTGTTTATATAACACCTAAAATTTTTATTAAAAGAATTGGTTGTAGAGCTTTTTATGATTGTACAAATTTAGAAAGTTTTATAATGAATTATTATAATGAAACTTCAAATTATTTGATATATAATTATAATTCATTAGGTTGTATTAGTACTGAAGCTTTTTCAGGTTGTATTAATCTTGAAAATATAAAATTTCCAATATTAAGAAATTTTATAACTAATGAATATTCATCAATTTTATATGATAGTGGTTATACTAATTATTACACATTTGGAAGAAAAATATTTAATAATTGTAAAAAATTAATTTCTCCAATTAAAAATTATAAAATATTAGAAATGTATTATACTACATCTGAATATGATGGAATAAATGAAAAATGTTTTTATAATATAGATAATTATGGAGTTTCTGTTGCAAATTACGATAAATGTTTAAAATTATTTAGATGCAAAGATAAATTTTTTAAATTTAATGAATGGTCTGAAGAAATAGATGAATTAGAACTATTCAAAAAAGGTTATCATTATTCTAAAAAAATATATGATTCATTAAATTCTTACCCTTTAATTAAAAATTCAAATATAAATTCAAGAAATTCTCAAAAAAAGATTTCAGATCATAATGATTTTATAAATACTTTAAAATCTTTAAATTTTTATAAATATGAGAATGAAAATAATCCAGTTACTTATTTTGTAAATGAATTAGAAGAATTATATGAAAAAAGAAAAAATAATTTAAATGAAAATGATGGAATGGAAATATATTCAATATATTTATTATGTGAAATAGAAACTGGTCAAAATATTATTGAAGATGAAAATTCTAGTATATGTGTAACCAATAAAATAAAAATAACTAGAATTTTTAATTATAAAGAAGTTTCTAAATTAATAAATGGAGAGGATGTTTAATTTGGAAATAAATAATAATATTTTAATTAAATTTGATGGTTATGATAATATATTACCAGAATATATTCAATATATAGGTGATTTTTGTTTTAGAAATTCTAAAATAGATAATGTTTTTTTACCTAATACTTTAATGGAAATAGGTAATTATTCTTTTTTTAATTGTAAAAACTTAAAAAGTATTATAATTCCTGTTGGTACTAAAAAAATAGGAGAACATGCTTTTCAAGGTTGTTCATCTTTAGATTATATATTTATACCAAATACAGTTGAATATATAGGTAAATATGCTTTTAAAGATTGTAGTAATTTAAGATTTGTTATATTATCAAATTCAATAGAAAATTTAGAAAATTTTACTTTTGAAAATTGTATTAATCTTAAAAATATAAATATTCCAGATAATATTAAAAAAATAGGTAATGGTTGTTTTAAAAATTGTAAATTATTATATAAAATTATTTTACCAAATACTATTGAAGAAATTTGTAATGAAGCTTTTGTAGATTGTAAAAGTCTTAGAAAAATAAATATTCCTGATGGAATTAAAAAAATAAATAATAATGTATTTTTTAATTGTACAAGAATAAAAGAAATTACACTTCCTGATAGTATTGAAAGTATAGGAAAGGCAGCTTTTTATAATTGTAAATCTTTAGAAAGTATTAATATTCCAGATGGAGTTAAAAATATAGAACCTTTTACATTTGCTAAATGTTATAATCTTAAATATATTTCAATACCATATACTATTGAATATATAGGTGAAAAAGCTTTTAAAGAATGTATTAATTTAAATAATAATTCCAATATTAATTTTAAAGGTTTTTATTTAAAAAATAATTTTAATTTTGAAAAATATTTAAATATTGAAGAACCTTTAGATTTTGAAAAACTACCAGTTTTTTATAGTAAAATAAATAATTATGGTTTTAAATTAAATGAATGGTCTGAAGAATTAGATCATATAAAATTAAATGAAGTTGGTTATCATTATTGTAAAAATATATTTCAAGTATTTAATTATTATTATGGCGATTTAACAAAAAATAATTTTTTAATAACAATATGTAATATAGGAAATCTTAATGAAAGTGATAAATTTGGTAACTCGGTTACTAATAAATTAATTCCAATTATTATTTTAAATAAAAATAATATAATAGATTATATGAATATACAAAAATTAGATTAATTTTTATTTTAAAAAATTAATTAACATTTTATTGTAAATTATTTTATGGAGGTATTACAATGAATTATCATAATATTAAAACATGTGATATGTTAAATGGGGAAGGACTTAGAACTACTTTATTTGTAAGTGGTTGTAATCATAAATGTAAAAATTGTCAGAATCCTATTACATGGAATCCTAACAATGGCATACTTTTTGATAATAATGCAAAATTGGAAATAATTAATTCATTAAATAATGATGAAATATCAGGATTAACAATAAGTGGAGGAGATCCTTTATATCCTTCCAATAGAGATGAAATTTTTGAATTTCTTAAAATGATAAAATATTTATTTCCTAATAAAAATATTTGGATGTATACAGGATATACATTTGAAGAATTAATGGATAAACCATTAGTTTATAATGGTATTTTTGAATTAATTGATGTTTTAGTTGATGGTGAATTTATAGAGGGTTTAAAAAATAATAATTTAAAATGGATTGGAAGTTCTAATCAAAGAATTTTAGATGTTAAAAAATCTTTAGCAAAATCAGAACCAGTTTTATATATTGAAAATTCAGAAGATAGTAATAATGAAGTTTCAATAAGAAAAAGTTATTAATTTTATAATAGATATATGTAGGTTTAAAACTACATATATCTATTTATTAAAAAATAAACAAACGAACAACTTTATATTAAATATATAATATGGGTGGTGATTATATTTGTCTATTTACCAAGATGAAGAAACTTATTTTAATGATTATATTGTAAAAACTTTTGGTAAAGAATTATTAGCTGATTATGATAGATTTAATAAACAAATCTATTTAGAAGGTGTTGAAGCATTAGCAAAAAATATACAAAATCTTCTAATAATAGAAACAGGAACTTATCCCAATAGACCTGATTTAGGAGTTGGAATAAATAAATATTTATTTGAACCATTAACCCCAGATACTATAGAAGACTTAAAAAGTGAAATAAATAAACAAATAACGAGATATATAGGATATTTATATGGTAATATTGAATGTGATATTCAAGAAAGTGATATTAATTCAAATCATAAATATAATACATTGCTATTAAAAATATTAATAAGTAGAGATAATGATAATTTAAATTTAAATAAAACATATTATGGTTTTAATATATTATTTGGAGTAAATAATGTTACTAATAGATTAGTATCAAGAATTATTATATAAATAAGAAAGGTGATATATAGTTATGCCCATTACAAAAGATGATATGATTAATTTATCTATTCCTGAAGAAGAAATAGAAGCTTTTGAAAAAAGTCTAGGAATAGATCAAAATAATATAAATGAAAACAATAAAGAAGAAGAAAAAATAAATAATAATTCTAAAAAGAAATCTTCTAATAAAAAAACAAATAAAAAAAATGAAGAAAAAGAAATAAAAGAAGATAATAATGAGAATTCTGAAAATGATAATTCTAATGAAAATAATAATAATAATAATAATAATAATAATAATAATAATAATAATAATAATGATGAAGATTTTGAAAGATTAGAAAATAGAAAATATTCTGAAAATAAAATTGAAAATTTTTTAAAAAATATTGATGTTGATATAAATAATATTGATATAGTTAATACTGATGAAATAGAACAGTTTGAAGATATTAAAAATATATTTTCAAGCAAAAGTATTTATCAAATTGTATGTAATCAATCATGTTATGTAGCTTTTATGGAGCCTCTTAATATGAGAGATATTAATGGTATTACCAATTCTACATTAGATAATTATCAATCTAAATTGAAATTGTATCAAACAATTTATAATAGGATTAATAGAACTTCTTTGGGAAGTAAAAAATTTAGTTTTGAAACTTTCTTAAAAATTACTTCTTTTTTTGATTTATCATCATTACTTTATGGTTTATATATGCAAACATTTCCAGGTAGTACTGATTTTGATATAACTTGTAGACATTGTAAAAAAACTATTAGTGTTAGTATTAATAATGATTCTCTTATATCAGTTAAAGATGATAAAATATATGATCAAATGCAAAGAATATTCAAGAATATAAGCTCTCCTGAAGAAGCTTTAAAACATTCTCTTGTTAACAAATTTGAGAAAATAATTCTTCCTGATTCTAAAATTATTGTAGAAATACAAACCCCTTCATTACAAGATCAATTAAATTTACTTTCATCTATCGATTTTAGTAAACTCAAAGATGATGAAGATACTGCTACAACATTAATGTTTATTAAAAAGATATATGTAATGGATCTTAAAGCAAGTAAAAGAGCTGGAAAAGCTAAATATTTTATAGTAGATAAACAATCTGAAATATTTAATGTTCTTAAAAGTCTTTCAATTAATGATATGAGAGAGTTAGCTACTAAACTTTCTGAAAGATTAGATAAATATTCAATAGAATTTAAAATTAAAGGATTTGATTGTACTAATTGTCATAAAGATGTGGGAGATATTCCTATTGATATTGAAAGATTGCTTTTTCGTCAAATTCTTCAGCTCTAAAAGGTAGATCTTCATCAGAAACTATTAAACTTAAGCAACAGTTTAATGCTAAATATATATTATATTTATTAGAAATTTTTGATGGAAAAATATCTTTTGAAGAGATTCTTAATATGGATCTTTCACTTCTTAATGAAATGCGTTCTATAAAAGAAGAAGAGTTGGAGAAGAAAGCTAAAGAAATAAAAAGGATTAGAGATCAACAAAATAGACCTAAATAAGCCTATTGTATATCACTCATTTATTACATAAGTGTGGTGATAAAAATGAATAGTTTAAAAAATTATTATAAATTATTAGATACTAATAATAATGAAGATTTTTTATATAAAAATTTTATAGAAAGTTTAAAATTTTCTAAAAATAGTATTAAATTTAATAATTTAATAAATAATATAATAGAGAAAAATATTTCTTATGAAATTATAGAAGGTTTTAATTATGAATCTAAAAATGATGATATAAAAAATTTTAAATCTATAATAATAAAAATTAAAGAAAATCAAGAAGAATTTGAAAATATTATAAAAGAAGATTTTAATTTTTTTAAATCTAATTTAGAAATATATATATTGATTTTAAAATAATAATTTGTCAACTAATTAATTTTTAATTAGTTGACAAATATTTAAGAAAGGTGTATAAATATGGAAAATACTAATATTTATAATGAAAAAGAATATAAAGATATAGCTAAATGGACATTAAATACTATATCTGATTCTTTATGTAATTCTTTAGGTTATTATGGTAGTAATACTATAATAGAAGATAAATTATATGGTCATATTGTAACAAAAGATGGTTATACTATTTTAAATAAAATTAAATTTGATAATACAGTTTCTAATACATTACTTGAAATTGTTAAAAATATTAGTAGAGATCTTGTTAGAGAAGTTGGCGATGGTTCTACTTCTTCAATAGTAATTGCTAATGAATTATTTAATGGAATAGATAAATTATCTAAAAAGAATAATTATCCAATGAAACTTATTCTTGAAGATATTAAAGAAATAGAAGAATTGTTAGAAGATAAAATTATAAAAGAATCAATACCTATTACTGAAGAAAATTTTGAAGTTATTAAAAATATAGCCACTATTTCTAATAATAATGATGAAGAATTAGGAAATATGATATATGAAATATATAAGAAAATAGGTAAAGAAGGATTCATATATATTGAAAAAGCTTTAGGAAATGAAAGTTATTATGAAATACTTAATGGTATTGAATTATCAAGAGGATATGTTAATAAAATTTTTGTAAATCAGCCTAATAAAAGAGAATGTATATTTAATGAACCATTCATATTAATGTGTAATGATAGGTTAGATAGTACTGATTTAAATCTTTTAGTAGATTTAATTGGTACAATAGCATCTCAACAAATGAAACCATTAGTAATTATAGCTAATAGTTTTTCAGTAGAATTTGTTAATTGTATGGAAATTAATAAGAGACAAAATCCTAATCTCCAAATATCTTTAGTAGATTTTTCATTTAGTGGAAAACAAAAAGAAGAAATGTTTGATGATATAGCTACTTTTATTAATGCTAAAATATATAATAAAAAAGATAATATGATTCCAGATAATTTTATTCCGTTATTAGGAAAATGTGATAAAATAGTAATGACTGAAAGTAGTACAAAAATTATTGGAAGAAAAGGTTCGGATCAAGATATTAATGATAGAGTTAAATCAATAGAAGAAGATATAGAAAGAGTTAAATCGATAGATAATCCTAATAAAGTATTAGATGAAGAATTATTTATTCTTGAGAAAAGAAAAGCTAATCTTCTTTCTAAGATAGTAAGATTTTTTGTTGGAGGAGATACTGAATTAGAAAAAGAAAATAGAAAATATCTTGTAGAAGACTCTGTATTTGCTTGTAAATCAGCTCTTATATATGGTTATGTAATGGGAGGAAATCTTACTATACCATCTATTATTAAAAAATATAATTTAATTAGTAATTCAGTTGATGTAAATAAATTATTATATCAAATTATAGCTAATTCATTTTTAAAATGTTATAAAAAAGTAATAAATAATTCTGGAATATATTCAAAAGAAGAAACTGAAAAAATAGTTAATGAATGTGTCAATGAAAATAAAATATTAAATTTAAAAACTAATTCTTATGAAAACATAAATGATACTAAAGTATTAAATTCATCAATGACTGAAATTAAAATTATGAAATCTGTATTTAGTATTATTGGATTATTAGCTACTAGTAATCAATTTTTATCTAATAATATTAATAAAAAATTTGATTATTAATTTTTAATTACTCCATTACACATTAATTTGTGTAATGGAGTTTTAATTTTTTAAAATTAAAAAATCTATATTAACAATCAATTATTTTTGACAAAGGAGTTGATAACAAATGGTAATTTTAACAATGCAACAATTCCTAAAGAACCCCACAGGTAAAAGTTCAGCTGGATTTGCTAGAAGAGATGTAATTATAGCTAATCTCGAAAAAAGATTTTCTAAATTATATAAAAAGAAAAGATCTGTTTTTAATATGGAAAGTTATTATGAAAAAGGATCATACATTTTAAGATTTAAAATTCCATCAGAAAAATATGATGGATTAGTTTATGATACAGTTATTGAATTTATTCCAATAGGTAAAAGCAGCAAAGATTTAACATTAAATAATTATGCTTTAAAAATTTTTTCTAATAGCCCAGGTATGATGTTTACATATGCTTATGTATTTAATAAAAATGGAATGATTATTGATTTTTTATTAGATAAATGTAGTAAAAAATCATTAAAAGAACCTCCTAAAATTAAAAACCCACAAGAATCTTTTGGTTTTGAAAAATCAATATATTTCTCTTTATTATATTTAAAAGAAATGAGTTATCATGCTAAAAGTAATTTAAAAAAAGAAAAATTAGATATAAGATATATTAAAAAAAATATTATGTCAGCCGAAGAAAAATTTGAAGAATATAATAAATATAAAAGTGGAGAAATTAAAGATACTAAATTTGAAAAACTTAAAGCTAAAACAGATGTTGCTAAAAGTGCTGAAGAACTTAAAGCAATTAAACGTGCAGGTGGATTTAAAAGAAAAAGACATAGATACTATAAAAAGAAATTTTAAAGATATATTATATATTTGTCAATCGATTAATTTTATAAATTGGGAGTGTTCAAAATGAATAATTTAAAAATGGATAATTTAATACAATATACTGATTATGATGATAAAAATAATTTAATAATTATTAAATTTGATGAAATATTTGATAGGAAAAATATATCACATCATAATAAATATGAAATTAAATTAAGAAAATTTTATAATATGTTATCCTTAATAACTAATGATGTGAATATTATACTTAATAATTATATTGAATATTCTATTAAATTATTAAATTTTAGAATAAAAACAAGAAGATTTTTTAATGAAGAATTTTATTCTCAAGAAGTAGATAATTTAAGTGATGATGATATTAAAAAATTAGATAAAATATTTGTTAATGATTTAAGTGAAATATATAGAGATCCCAAATTAATATCAATTATAGATGAATATATAGAATCGACTTATACTATCTCATTAGATAGTATTATTACTAAAAAGATTAATATAGATTTACAAGTGACGGATAAAGTAAATAAATCTATATTAAAAGCTGCTATGATGATGAGAGTTATAACTCCAATTATATGTGATTATTTAGATAATGCTTTAAGTTATAATAAAAGATCAATATTCTTTAAAATAAACACAGATATTATAAAAATATTTTCAGATGGAAAAGAAAATGTTTTAAATAAACTTGAAAAAATAGTATCTTCTAGAATTTATCAAACTAGATATTCTGATACGGTTATATGGAATTATTATAAATTACTTTCAATAGATATTAATTCATTAATATTAGAAATTTATAATAATATTATAGATAGTATTATATGTAAGATAATGCCTAATCAAAGTAGTATTAAATATTTAGACGTTGTAATAAGAAAGAAGATTTCATATAAATTTCAAATTAACTTTCCAATTTCATATAAATCTCTTAAAAGAGGACAGGATGATGATGAAATTGATGAAAAAGATAAAATGGAAATTGTTATGTTTAATAGTGAAATAGATGAAGGAAATCAATTAATAAATCTAAATACTATTAAACAAATATGTAAAAAATTTAACTTTTCTGAAACAGAAATAAATGATTTTAAAATAAATATATTAAAAAACAAAAATTTAAATGAAATACAAAATTATTTTGTCCAATTATATTTTGGAAATAAATTTAATTATACTTATTGTAATTATAATCAAAAAGTAATTTTATTAATGGGTTTAATTAAGGAATTAACTGATAAAGGATTTAATTATATAATTAAATTATTAAAATCAACTATTAATAGAGATACTTTTTATATTTCTAAAAGAAAAATAAGTAATAAAGTATTAAATAGTAATGAATTTAAAAAATTAAATGAAAAATATATTCCTGTTTTAGATATATTTGTAAAAGACAATCCAGTTGCTAAAATATTATCTTTTAAAAATTATAAATTTGATAATAAATTAGATATTTTAGATACTGATAGTTATACAATGGAAGTTATTAAATTTTTGAATATAATTTAAAGATAAAGATCCAATAGTATTAAATACTATTGGATCTTTAATTAAAGTGAGGTATAATAATGAATGATTATGATGATTCATTATATAATTATTTAAAGAAAAATTTAAAAATATGTAAATTAACTACTAATAAACAAGAATTTTCTATAAGATGTCCTTTTTGTGGAGATAGTATAAAAGATTCCAAAAGTAGTCATTTGTATATAAGTAATTTTAAACCACATCTTTTTCATTGTTTTAAGTGTGAAACTTCTGGAATTTTTAATAATAAAGTTTTATTAATGTTAAATTTATTTAATAATGAAATATCAAATATATTAACTAAAAATTTTCAAGATTATAAAAAGAATTTAAATGTAAAATATGGAAATAAATTTGATAAATATTTTACAACAAAATCTATTATTTTTTATCCTAGTAATTTCACTGATAATGAATTAAAAAAAGTAGATTATCTTGAAAAAAGATTAGGAATAACACTTAAAGATGAAGATTTAGAAAGATATAAAATAATATTAAATTTAGAAGATTTCATTAATATTAATAATATTAAAACTAATCGTTCTAATTATGAATTAAATAATATTGAAGATTTAAGTAAAAATTTTATAGGATTTTTATTAAATGATAAAAATATGATGTGTTTTAGAAATATTAATAATGGTAGTGAAATAAGATATAAAAATTTTAAACTTTTTAATGAAGATATAAATTTTTCTAGAAAATTTTATACTATAAAGAATGATATAGATTTATCAAATTCTATATTTAATATTTATTTAACAGAAGGAATATTTGATATATTAGGTGTATTTAATCATATATATAATTGTAAATTAAATAATAATGATTTATTTATAGGCTGTAATGGAAAAAGTTATAATTTTGTATTAAACTATTTAAAAACTTTAAGTATATTAAATTGTGATATAAATATATATTCTGATAATGATGTTAATAAAAATTTTTTTGAAAGATTAAAAAATAATAATCAATTATTAAAATTTAATGGTTTTAATTTAATATATAATTTAAAAAATAAAGATTTTGGTGTTCAAAAAAATTTAATTAGCATTAATAAAATAAAATTATAAAGGAGAAAATTTATTATGGCTAAAAATAAGAATCTTTGGAGAGTATTTGAAGTAGTGGTAGAAGATGGAGAAGAAGTTTTCAAAGATCATATAGTTGAAAAAAGCAAAAAAGATATATATGATTTTTATGATAAAAATAGTCGTATATTAAAATGTACAGAAAAAACTGGTATATATTTTACTGAAGATAGTGTAAAATATCTTGAAGAAACATTATTAAGAAATAATTGGGGAAAAGTAGAAACTTCTATAATAACACATTTATTAGAAGATTATATAAAGGTATCTAAAAATGAAAAGTAAAATTAAATATAGAGAAAAAGTAAAAAATTCTACTAAAAAAATTATATATGAAAAATTAGATATGTTAAGTGAAGATACAATAAATAATATATTAGATAATATGTCTATTAAAGAAATGAAAAAATTAAAAAAATCATTAAAAATTTATAGAGGTGTAAAAACTAATGAGTAATACCAGTCAAGAAATATTATTAATCACTTTAATATTTATAGCTATTTTATTTCTTATAGTATTTTTAATATGTATTATTCCTTTAGCAATTTATATTCATAAAGAAAAGAAAGAAGAAGAAAAATATAATTATCAATTAAAAAATTATTTGAAAGATTATTTATTAGATCAAATAAATATTATAGATAATGAGGAGAATAATAATGGAAATTCTTGATAAAATTTTAAATAGTAAATTACTTAATTATGAAAAACTGAATGAATTATTATTTCCATTTATTAAGAAATATAAGAAAGAATCAGTTGTAAATATCTATATAGATGTATGGGATTGGGTTAAACAATTATACAATCCAGATATAACTGAAAATCTTAATAGTTTAGTTAATAATGAAAAATATACAATAGCATCCCATTTAATAAATATTGTATCTCATTATAGACATTATTTTGCTAGTAGACATCAAATGTATACTACATTTTATTTTATAGTTAGTACTAATAAATGTAAAGAATTAACTAATAAATTTCCAGATTATAAAAAAGATTTTTATGAAAAAAGACTTAATATAAATAATCAATATTTTGGTGTTTTAAATTCTATAATGAAAACTAATTTTGAAATTTGTAAAATTTATATAGAATATATTCCACATGTTTATTGGATAGATACTAATAATCTAGATCCAAGAGGAATGTTACATTGTATTTTGGAATTAAATAATAAATTAGATAATATTGGAGAAATTCAGAAAATTAAAAATGAAGGAAGTTTAAATATTATACTTTCTAATGATGATTTATTATTACAAAGTTTATTATTACCTAATATTATAAACATTCAATCTAGATCTGAAAAATCTAGAATTTTATATAAAGATAATATTATTTCTACTTTATTAGAAGGTAGTAAAAAAACTAATACAACAAATCTTCTTCCAGAATATATTACATTAATTAATCCTTTAATGAGTTTTAAAAATTATAATATTAAAGGATTAAGAAATATGGGAGGAATTAAAGCTGTAAAATTTATTGAAAAAGCAGTAGAAAATAATATAATAAATTTAGATAGTAATCCATTAATTGATAAAAATTCTATGATCCAAATGTTTAAAGATGAAGAAGAATTTAATAAATATTTATTAAATTTTGAATTAATTAATAATGAAATTATATATTCTACTAATTATAAATTTTATAATTCCTTATTAAATATATTACTAATTGATAGAGTTAATCCTTTGGAAATTAGAAAAGTTAATGAAGTATATTTTAATAAAGAACCAGTTTTATTAGAATATTGCTTTGAAGGTGAAGAGTATTAATTTAACAAGTAGTTATAATGATCAACTATATCATTATAACTACTTTTTTTTTGAAAGGAAATTTATAAAATGATAGATATTAACAAATTTTCCTTATATTTATATACATGTAACATGCATGTTTTATTTTCAGATGGAACTTCAGAAGATATAACTAATTATCTTTTTCATTTTAATATAGAAATAGATCCTATAACTAAAGTTTTTCCTTTATTTAATGTTAAATTTAAATTAGATCCTAGAATTATATTAAAAATACAAAAAGACAATAATACTAAATTTTCTTTAAAAATTTATAAATCTAATGGAGATTCACATGGTAATTATTCAGATTTATTTTTAAATACTATATTAATATCTGTATTAAATGATTTTAATCCATTACCAATTACAAATAAAATAGAAAAAAATGATTTAGAAAAACAATATATGTATGAAATATTTGAATGTAAATTAATTCCTGAAGAATGTTTAAATAGTAATAAAATTATAGTTTCAGGTAT